ATGGCTGATTTCTTGAAGGCCGCGCCCGTGAAGACGCCGCCACGCAAGTTGGTCTTTCAGGATGGCACCGCCATCGAATTCGGCCGGGCCGACTTGCGGCTGTTCGATGCGGATGGCGTTACGCCATTCAATCAAACATTGCCGAAGTTCGATCAGGACGTCTTGCTCGCGATCGGCCCGGTACGGCTCCAGGGCTTCGACACGCGGTTTCAGTAATCGAGCGACGGGGCCCGGTAGAGATTCTTTTCGCCAAGGCGGGAACGCCCCACACGATCAGTCTGAACAACTCTGCCGGGCCCCAATTTTGGCCGTGGCGAAATTTTGACCACGCGCCCGGAAACCGCTTTGTTTCTCGGGCTTTTCTTGCCCGCCACCGATCGGTGGAAAAAATTCTCGGGCACCTCCGCTTGACAGAATTCCCCGCGGCGATCTAAATTGCTTGCGTTCAGATTGAGTGTGAAAGTTCCCGCCGTCTCGCCCCCATTCATTGAGGCCCGTCGCCTCAGGTTTGGCCGCGGCCGGCCTGAACACCCGGCCCGGCGTTTGGCAGGAACTGCCGCACACCGGCCAACACCTGAGGATTCTCGCGCACTTCCGGTCGCGACCTGGCGAGTGGCTTGCATAGCCAGGTCGCGGCCGGGATGCGCCCTTTCATGGACGTGAAAGGCCAAGGCCATGAAGAGCGGGGAGCAGAGGCCGGGGACCAGGGGCTGGCGGGGGCATCGCATCCCGTCCAACACGGCCGCGGGCCCGCTGAGAACCCTCACGGCCGGGGCGCTGCAATCGCTCGATCACCTGGCCCGCGCCCTGCACACCAGCCGCGCGCGGGCGGCGGACATTTTGCTCGAACGATTGCTGGCCGTCGGGGAAGCCTGCGGCGGGCCGCTGCAGGCGATCGCGGCCATGGAGAAGTTGGATCACGCCAAGGCGCAAAGGCGCGAAGAAACGCAGGACTCACGCGGAGCCGCGGAGACGCGGGGGGACGAAATGCCGGCCGCTATCCGCTCTGAGCTAGCGGCCCTGGACACGATGCGGCAGTCGTTGGAACGCCACGGTCTTTTGCCATAGGAGAAAATAGGAGGGCGGGCATTCCTGCCCGCCAACATCGGCAGCGGAGGCGGACAGGAATGTCCGCCCTCCGGAACCAAAAAAAAAGGGCGGGCCCCGGTGACACCGTTTTCGACCTGAAGACGCGCGTTGCAAAGAGACGCGGCGGGGCCCGCCCAGACAAATAGGAGCAAACGCCATGGATTGTAGCACAAAGCGGGGTCGGGGGACAGGGGGGCGCAAGGGTTCAGTGCTCGGTGTTCAGTGTTCAGCGGCCGAAAACCGAACACCGAAGACCGAAAACGCCGCTGCCGGCGGCCCAGCGGCGCCCTGCCGGGCCCGCTGCTACCGCTACCCGCCGAATCTGACCCTGGCCGTGGTCCAGGACCTCGACGACCGCTTCAAGACCTTCGTCCGCGGCCGCGACGGCGTCGAGTATCCCTTCCGCAGCCGCCTGCTGCCGCCGCGGGAGTTCTTCCACCAGGCCCAGGCGGACCTCGACCGCTTCGCCGTTGCAAAGGCCCTCGCGCTCACCGCCGAAGAGCAGGCGTGCAGAATCTGCGGCTGCACCAACGGCCGGGCCTGCCTCTCGGACGAGACCGGGGAGCCCTGTCACTGGGTCGAGGAGGACCTCTGCAGCGAGTGCGAGTGCGAGTGCGGGGGGAAAGAAGATCCTCACGCCAAGGCGCAAAGGCGCGAAGGAGGGAAGCCGTGAAAACGCAGACCTACGAGACGCGGGCGGAGCAGGTGGCCGATTTTCAGAAATTGGTCGAGGCGGGGAAAAAGCCGCTGGCCGAGGCCCTCCGCGATGCCTGCTTCATCGGGGCAGTTGAAGAGCAGGAGCGGATTCTTTTCATCCTTCGCCGCTATGGCTGTAGCAGCCGATCCATGGGGGAGATCGTTGGCAAGAACGTGCTGGAGACGCTGGGCTTCGAGAAGCCGGCCGAAAAGAAGACCCGCTCGCAAAGGCGCGAAGGGGAAGGAGGGTAGTCGACGATGGACAGTGGACAATGTTTTTTCTCCGTGCCCTCCGTGCCTCCTGTGGTGAGTCTTCGCGTTTTCGATCCCCGCTGCGTCGCTCGGCGGCGCCCCACGCGGTCGCCCGCGCACCACGGGCACCGCCGGGACATGCCCGCCGTCGAGCGCCGCAGCGGCGATCGGCCGCAGCCGACACGGAGCGACACCGGCGTACAAGCCAAGAAAGGAGGATGGTGGCTAGGGATACGATCATCATTCGGTAGGATCACGGTTGCACGAAAAACCCCCGCCGGTGTCGCTCCGTGCGGGCTGCGGCGACGAGCAAACAGTTCTCGCGCAAAGGCGCGAAGGCGCAGGGAGGTAGGAGGGCAGTTGACAATGGACGACGGACAATGTTTTTCTCCATGGCTCCCTGCTGGTGTCTTCCCTTTGCGCCTTAGCGCCTTTGCGTGCGCTTTCGATGGTGTCTGATTACACTGGACCTTTAGGGGCGTGCCTCATGGCAGGGACGGGCTTACAACACGATCGGCAGTCGGCCGGGGCAAGCCCGCTTGTTGGGAGTCAGTCCAATGCGAGACCTCTTCGATCCTGCTGCGTCACGCCGCCAGTGTTCCGTTTCCAGTGTCCAGTTTTCAGCCGAGGCACGCCAGGTCCCGGCGACGCCGCCGGGCCGAGCTTCGGATATTACATCCGAAGCTCGGCGGCCCGCGCCCCAGCCGCCGCTTTCCACCCCCGCCTCGGCCTGGCCGGACGCCGCGGGGATGCTCATGTCCGAGGCGGTCGAGGCCTGGCTGGCCGCCAGGAAGCACCTCTCGCAGAGGACGCTGAACGGCAACCGCTCGGTGGCCTGGAGCCTCTTCCGCTTCGTGGGCAAGAACCTGTCCCTCATCGCCTTGCAAAAGCTGCACCCGCGGCTCGGGGCCGAGTGGCTGCAATGGCTGGCGGCAAACCCGCCCACCCAGGCCCTGGCCTGGACGCTGCCCCGGGACTTTTCCAGAGACAGCGTGGCGCGGTTCCTCGAGGAGTTGCAGCGGCCCGCCCGCGCGATGCCGGGGAAGAGCCGGCGGCGAGGCTCGACGGTGCACCGCTACTGGAACGACGGCGGGCGCCAGCTCTGCGCCTGGCTGGGCCAGCCGGCCAAGCTGACGCGCCGAGAGCTTCCGCGGGGCCGCCGTCTGCCCCCCTGGGTGCCGGAGATCGAGGACATCGCCGCCAGTTGGCGGGACATCCTCACGCGCCGCGGCGCGCCGGGCGAGGCGACGCCCAGCCAACGGCGGCGGGTCGTGCTGACGCAAGCCTTCCTGCTCCTGACCGGGATGCGGAAGGGGGAGGCATTGCTGGTGGAGCAGGACCGGGTCGAGGGCTGCTACCTGCTGGTCCCCGGCGCGATCACCAAAACCCGGGTGCCGAGAATCCTCTGCATAAACGCCCAGGCCATGGGGATTGCCGCGGCGTTGCGGGGGCAACTCACCTTCGGCTTCGCCGCCGGCAAGCGGCATCGGCTCCTGGGCTGGCCCTATGCGCCGGGCACCTTCGAGCACCTGGTGGAACGGTGCGGGCCGCGGCCCTGGGAAAAGCCGCAGCAGGTCCTGCGGCAGCGGTGCGCGGATTGGCTGCGGCAGCAGAACGTCGATGCCGAGCAGGTGCAGCTCGGCCACGGCGGCGGCGACGTGGTGCAACGGCACTACCTCGATACGCTCCGCAAGCTGCCGGCCATCATGGATCAGTTTGCGTTGCCGGCGGTCGACGTCCCGGGGTGGACCTGGCCGGCGGCGATCGCCGCCTGCCCGGCGTGGCCGCGGCGGCTCTACGCGGAGTACGAGGAGCTGATGGACCTGGCCGACGGCCGGCGGGCGGCGTGACAGCGGGGACGGTGTTCAGTTTTCAGTGTTCAGTGTTCAGCGGACAAAGGAGGAAGGATGAAGGATCAAGCCGAAAACCGAACACCGAACACTGAAAACGGGCCGCCGGCGGCGGCCGAGGAATCGCTGCCGCTGGAGGCCCTCGACGCCGTCCGGGCCCTCGACCGGCTCACCGCCTGGCTCATCAAGCCCAACGTGCCGGTGTTGCCGGCGGCCGATCTGAGGGCCCTTTGCGAGGCCCTGAACGAAGCGGTCAAGCGCGTCGATGAGGCCGCGCGGACCCATCACGTCCGCGACTGGTTGCGGGATGCGCTGGAGGGGCGGGGGATCAACCTGGTGCCGATCCTCTCGCAGGAGCCCTGCCCGGTCTGCGGGCGGGGACCGGACGCGAAGGGGGAAGGGGACCCAGAGGGTGCCCCGGGGAAGGCGGAGGCGCGAGAGACCATCAAATGCGTCGCCGGCGCGCACACGTTTCGCGTCGCCGGCGGCCAGGAATTCGTCACCTGCCCGCTGTGCCAGGCGACCTTCGATGCGCGGGGCTTTGTGACCTGCGCCACGGCGGGAGGTGCAAAATGAGCACGATCACGTCGCGGCGGGCGGAGAGGAAGACGCACCTGGGGTGCCTGACGCTGGACCGGCGCGAGGGCGAGACGATCGACGTGCCGGAGATCGGCCTGTCGATCACCGTGGAGCATTGCGGCCCCAGCCGCGTGAAGCTCTGCATCCGCGCCCCGCGTCGGCTGCGGATTCTCAGGCGCGAATTGCTGTACACGGCGGGCAACGGGGAACGGACAGCGGACGATTTCCGCTCCGAAATCCCCAAATCCCCAAATCCCTAAATCCCCTTGGAGGACGCATGGAAGGACTTTTACGACTGGGGCCGGTCGTATGGATCGACCCGAATCATCCGCTGAAGCGGATCAGCAGCATCGTTTGGGTGCCCGTCGATGCGACGGACCACGAATTGCGCATCTACCATCCGGACGCCGAGCAGGACTACTTCATCGTCGATCGCGGGTGCGTGTTCGACGTGATCACCAGGTTGGGGATCGAGCGGCCGCCGGCGGCTAAGAGCGGATAGGAAAACCCGCGCGGAGGCGCGGAGCACGCGGAGCGAGCGAAGGAATCCAGTATGGATGCGAGAGAGACGTCACCGGAGCAGCAGAGCCTCGAGGCCGAGTTCGCCGCCGCCGAAGGGGCCGCCGCCGAGCGGCGGATGCTGCACACGTTTCGGACCAACGTGATCGAAGACCTGGCAGGGAAACTGTCGGGCCTCTACGACCCGAAAAAATGCAAGTGCGGCCCGCGGACCATCGTCGCCATCATTCACTGGTTCCACATGCAGGGGGCGATCCAGGAGGAGGTGCCGGCCGATCCCCTGCTCATCGGCGACTCGTCGGTGGTGCAGCGGCATCGCCGCACCGTGGAAGAGGCCATGAAGGTGCTGGAGGCCCTGGGCATCCTCCGGCGGCGTCCGGCCTACGATGAGAACGGGCGGCGATTGTTTCCCCCCACGCGGCTGGACTGGGGCGCCGTCCTCGCGGTCGCGACGGGCAGGCCGAGGGGCGCCGTCCCTTCGGTCCCCTGCGGGGAGCACCCGCCGCCACGGGTGGGCGCGTCGTGCCGGGCTGGGTCCCTCCAGCCCGGCACGCCGTCTTTTGGCGTCCACGCCGATGATGAAAATACCGCGCCGGGAGGCGCTTCCCAAGGGCAGTTTTTCCCCGTCCCCGCTCCCGGGGGCTTGAGCGCAACAGGGGTCGAGACGAGCGCAACTTTCGCCCCCGCGGCCGGGGGCCTGAGCGCAAATTGCGCTGGGGTCGAGCGCAAATTGCGCTCGGTTTGTACCCCCGTCGGGGGTCAGAGCGCAAATGAGCCGCTCTTGGAGGCAGCGGAGGCCTGGCGAGATTGGAGGGAACTTCGCCTAGCAGCAACAGCGCTCCTATTTCTTGCTGCTGATTGTTCTTGCTGCTGCTGCTGCAAAGTTTTTCGAGCCCAGCGCACCGAGGTCATGGAATTGGCCGACGAGGCGGCCCGACTGGTCGGCCCCCGGTCCCGCGATCCGGAGTTCCGAGTGACGCTCGTGGCGGCCGCGGTCGAGGCCTTGCTCTTCTTCAATCGCTATTGGCTTATCAGCGCGGCCAAGCAGCTCGGCCTGGAGATTCGCGCGGGCGGGGTCAAGAACCCGCGCGGCCTCTTCCGGGTCACGCTGGCCGACAACTGCGTCCAGGTGGGCGGCATGAAGGACGGCAAGGACCGGGCCGAGCGGCGGCACCTCTTTGGCACGGTCAACAGTCCCATCGAGCAGAAGGTCGAGCAGCACGGCTGGGCGATAGTGCCGGCAGCGCCTGCAGCACCGCCGGAGACAGCGGTGGCCGCGGTGAACCTGAGCGAGCAGGAATATGCCGCGGGCGTGGCCGAGCAGCGGGACATCCTGCGAGAGGTTGTGGCCTCCATGAAGCGGCACCGGGCGCGCTCGCACTGCCCTGCCCCGGGCCCGGGCGAGGGCGAGGATCAAGAAAAGGCCCTGGAAACCGCGGCGGAGTCGCAGAAGGGGAGCGGGGCGCGACAAGGCGAAGGCGAGGAAAGCGAGGAAAGTGTTCAGGGTTCGGTGTTCAGTGTTCAGGCCGAACACCGAACCCTGAAAACTGAAAACTCGCCCGTGGCGGCTCGGCCGCCGTAGTGAATCTCGTTCCCGTGGCCGGCGGCTTGTCGTCGCCGGCGAAGCCCGGCGCCGGGAGAGTCCGTCGATTGGGTGAAGCGGCGCCGGGCAGTTTTCAACAGCGTGGGATTCGTTCCAGGAGGGCAGGCATGAAAACGGCAAGCAAAAAGAAGCCTCACGCCAAGGCGCAAAGGCGCAAAGGGGGAAAGGGAAAGCGGCCGGAGGTCAACCTCGTCGGGGTCTATGTCAGCGGCGTGCGGGGCATCACGGTCGCCCAGACCGCCCAGGTCAAGGCTCGCTTGATGCTGGTGTTCGATCCGAGGACCGAGGGCTGGCACGTCGGCTACGAGGTGCAGGTCGGCAAGGAGCGCCGCAGCAGCCACCCGCGGCAGGATGGCATCTCCTACGCCGACAAGGCGCGGGCCATCGCCGAGATGTGCCGGCAGATCCGCGGGCTGATCGAGGCCGAGGGGCGCTACGGGAGCCTCGCCAAGAAAGTCCAGTGCAGAAAGGCCATGGAGGACGTGGCCCGCTTCGCCTTCGAGAAGGCGGCGGGCCGCAACGACCGCGGCAGGAAGTCTCCCACCCTGGGCGCGCGGCCCCGGCCGGCGCGCCGCTCTTCCCTTCGCGCCTCCGCGGCTCCGCGTGAGAAGTCTTCGCGACCTGGTGCCACCGGCAAAAACGGCGATGGGGATCAATTCCGGAGTGAAAGCTTCGGCCTCCTTCCGCGGGCGGAGCGCTTCCTCCGCAAGCACCACGTCGCCAAGAGGGACCTCGGCATGTGGATGATGCTCTTGCCGGCGCGCGATGGCCGGCGCGTTTCGGTTCCGTTCCTCGAGTGGATGACGGCGGTAAGCGAATGGCTGAGGGGTTGGGCGGCGGCCGGCTGGACTCAGGCACCGAGCGGCAAAGAGTACCAGCTTCAGAAAAACGTCGATGGGGTCGAGATCGGAATCCACGCCGACGACGTGGGCTTGTCGGCTTACGCGGTCAACAAGGGCGACCCGGAATTCTTCAGTCCGACCGGCTACCGCTCGCTGGCGACCGAGTTTGGCGCGCGCCCTCGGCAGCTCACGCCCCCCAAGCTGGAAAAGGTCCTGCTGGGGATGCTGACCGAGCACCGGCAGCAGCGGGAGAAGGCCGAGCGGCGCCGGCTCAAGCGACCCGGTGAACCGTCCTCGCCTCCCCTTCGCGCCTCTGCGCCTTCGCGTGAGATCCCTTCCGGGCCGCCGCCGGAGCCGCGGGCCCTGGTCGCGGTGCTCGATACGCCGGCCGGCGTCATGTCCACCGAGGAGGTCGCGCGGCTGCACTCCTGCGAAGAGACCATCCGGCAAAACCTCTCCGGCTTCCTGGAGGTGGGCAACGCCCTGGCCACCATCCAGCGCGGCCGGCTCTACCGGGCCAAGTACGCGCGCTTCGAGGACTACTGCCGCGAGGAATGGGATTTCGGCAAGTCCTACGCCCACAAGCTCATCAACGGGGCGGCGGTCGTGAAGCAGCTCGAGGCGTCGCCAATTGTACCCGCGGGCAAAAACGGCCGGCGGAGCGACCTCCCCGACCAGCTCGTGCTGCCGCGGACCGAGAGCCAGGTGCGTCCGCTCACCCGGCTGGCCAATCCGGACGCCCGGCGAGAGGCCTGGCGGAAGGTCTTGAAGAGCGCGCCGCGGGGCGCCGACAACGTCCCGCACGTCACCGCCGAGATCGTCGAGGCGGTGGTGGCGGACATCCTGCCGCCGAGAAGCAAGGATGAAGGATCAAGGATCAAGGAGGAAGAAAGGGCCGCGGACCATCCTGCGGACGGCGCCCGAGGGCGGAAGGCGGAAGGCACGCTCACACCGGCCGAATACGTCCGCGTCACTAGGACCATCACGGCGGAGATCGGGACGCTTTGCCAGCGGGCCGGGCAGCGGATGCGCGAAGAGATCGCGCGCTTCCTCCACAACCTGGCCGCCGGCATCGAAGAGGCCACGCTAAAGGCGCGAGGATAGCCCGTGTACGGAGAGGCGACACCGAGCCGACAACGCCGCAGGGCGATCGCCGTGGAAATGACCACCGCGGCGGAGCGGGCCTATGAGCGGCTGGAAAACGCCCGGCTGCCGGGCGACGAGCAAGGCCCGCTGCAAAAGCCCAGCGCGGTGTTCGGCCTGAGCAACGCCGAAGTGCTGGAGTTCAACGAGCTGATGCAGGACCTCGAGGAGCACATCCTGGGCATCGTGGCCGCCTGGCCGGCCGGCCAGTGCCGGCGGACCTTGACCGACGTCCTGCCCCCGCCTGGTCCGAAGCCACCGCCGCCGCCGCCACCGCCGCCGAAACGGTAGTAGAGACGACGCATTGAGTTTTCGCTCCGTCCCCTTCGCGCCTTTGCGCCTTTGCGTGAGATCGCTTCTGGCCCCGGGGGCGCGCACGGCTCAAGCGCGAAAAAGATGCGGCAGGTCTTTTTGGCCCAAGCGGCGGCAAGGCCGAGAGTTAGGCGGCCGCGGGCCGCGATTGCTGGCCCCGCGCCACCTCGATCCGTTGGCGGATCAAGCCGTTGAGCTCGACCAGGTCATCAATCGTCAGGTCGGAAAGCCGCTTGAGAATCATCAACTTCGCCGGCTTGCGCCGCGATGGCGACGTGTTCCGCGGCGGTTGCAGCACGTCGACCTCCGCGCCTGCGGCCGCGGCCGAGAGCTTCTCGGCGTGGATCCGCTGCCAGAGGGCCAGGGCCCGGGTCTTCAGACCAGCGCGAATGGCCCAAAGCTCGGTGCGACTGTTGCGCTTGATGAGCGGCGTCAAGGCCAGCAGCGTGGTCAGCGGCAGGGTCTTGGCGAGCTTGTAGCCGAAGAGGTGCGCTACCTGGTAGATGCGAATGCAGCGGTTCACGTGCCGCAACGTTCCGCCGGTGCCGCGGCGATCGAGCGTCTCGCCGATCCGCTTGACCGCATTCTCGCGGATGACGTGGTTCCGCGCCTGCTCCGCGATCCACTCGCCATACATCCAGCCCATGCGGCAGACAGGGCCGGAAAGCGTGGCGTCGCATAGGCTCGCCTCCAGGCCGATCCGTTCGAGCGTGATTTTGGCCTTGGCCTTCACGGCACACGGCGTGCGCGGCGCGCTTTTCCCGGTCCCCGGTCCCTGGTCCCCGGTCCCCGGGTTCTCCGCCGTCGCCGGCGGCTCGGTTGAGGACGCAGAGGGGACCGAGGCCGCCGGCGGATCGGAGGGATTTTCAAGTAAGGATGAAGGATCAAGGATCACGGATGACCGGTCGCCGGCCGGCGGCGGGGCGGGCGGATCGGGGACCAGCGGACGATTCCAACCCAGCGACTCGAGGACACCCATGATTCCCTCCGCGTTCGAAAGAGCGGGACGGGCGGCCGGTCGGCAGGCGGCGGCCCGTCCCCTGACGGATCCCACGCTAGGAAGTCAATCGGACAGTTTTCAGTGTTCGGTTTTCAGCGTTCGGCCTGAACACTGAAACCTGAGGGCTGAACACCCGCCCGCGCTTCCGGTTCTGCCGCCTGTGTCGGATCAACGGCCGCGGGAGATGCCCTGCCCCGCCGGAATTCGACTCTCGGGCCTGCACGGGTCGTTTCCGTGAGCTAGACTTTTCGCGTTAGGAAGAGCCTGCCTTCGATCCCGCCTCTGCGGCCTTTAGCCATGTGACCGACCCTCCCACTCTGCCGCGCGGCGTGACGCCCGGGCCCCGCTTGTCGGGAACGATCGCCCGGGCATGATTCGCGCGGCCGCGGCACCCGTGATCCACCTCCGATGGCCCGCGGCCGCGCGCTCTTAAATCGGGACCAGGGGCCAGGCTGAAAACCGAAAACTGAAAACCGAAAGCGACGCGCGCCCATGCCCACCCTCAGCAAATCCCAGACGGCCAAGGCGGTTCACCGCCTGGCGGCCATCGCCGCCAAGTGCGACGAGCTCTACGCGGAGCGCGACGCCCTGGAGGCCAAGATCATCGAGGCGGTGCAGGCCAGCCGCACCGGCAGCATCCCCTTGAGCGACGGCTCGGTCGTGACGCTGAAAAACAACTTCGAGGACCGCGACGGCATTATCCGCAACGTGGCCTTCAAGAACGCCTGCGTCCAGCACTACAAGATCGTCATCAAGTCGGGGGCCTGACGCCCGCGCGCTGAAAACGCCTCGCGCCACCGCCGCCAGCCCGACCGTCCGAAACGAAGGGGCGCTGAAACGGCGGGCGGCCGCGAGGCCGGAAGAGTCCTCCCCATGCACCGCCCCTTGGCAATGTTTCGCGTCACCGGTTGCGGCCGTTCCCTGGAGACGCCTGCAAGAAGCGCGGGTGGCGCCGTGAAGCGGTTTCGCTGCCGAAAATTGACCCCGAAAGAACAGCCAGCCACGGACAATGAGACCGGCGGGTGGAAGGGAATCCAAGTCGAATGCCTTGGCCACCGATCCTTCCCCCTTCCGCCGTCCGCCCTCCGCCTTTAGCACCATGTTGGCCAGCCAATCCGACCTCTGCTCGAACTTCGCCGACTGCCCGGTGTGCCAGGACCGCATCGCGCGGGCAGGCGGCAGTGTTCAGTGTTCGGTTTTCAGTGTTCAGACGGGCGGACGCCGCCTGGTGGGCTTCGCGCGGGCCAAGCAAGAGATCGAAGACGGCGACGTTTTGCTCTGGCGGCCCACCAATGCCCTGGGGCTGGCCATCGCCGCGGTCACCGGTTCGCAGTATTCGCACGCCGCCATGGCCGCCTGGCTGCCCGAGCGGCGGTGCATAGATGGCCAGTCGGTCCGCGGCAACCTGATGAGCCTGGAGATGCTGCCCTTCCGCGGCGGCCGCATGGGCAACTTGGAAAAGCAGGTTCGCAGGTGGCCCGGCCGCTGCGACGTCTACCGGCCCCGCGGGTCCTACAACAACCACGAGGCCATGGCGCAGATGATCCGCCTGGTGCAGCAGGATTACGGCTGGATCGACTATGGCTGCGTGGTCCTGCACCGCTACCTCGGGCTGCCGACGGTCGATCTGGAGAATTCCGACGACCCGGAAGTGCCGCGGGATTGCTCCGCGGGCGTGGCCTGGGCCTGCCGGACCGGCGGCGACAAAGAGGTTTACCGCGGGGACCGCGACGCCGACATTGTCCCCGGCGACCTGGCCAACGAAGAGTTTTCCGCGTACCGCCTGACGCTGATACCCTGACCGGAAAAAGCAATCACCACGGAGACACAGAGGGCGCGGAGGGACGGCGCTTTGTGCCTTCCCCCTTCCACCCTCCGCCCTCCGCCCTTGAAAGGACCCCCATGAACCTGACCCAGAACCTGCTCCGCTGCCGCGACGCCGTGACGCTGTTGAAGACACCCTGCCGGAATCGCCTCGAGGCGGTCGGCAAGGGGGCCCACACCGCCGGGCTCTGGTACGATGCCGTTGCCGACGCCGGCGGCTTCGGCGCCCTGGACGAGGCGGTCCGCGCGGCGACCCCGAGCGATGTCGCCGCGGCCGACGGCAGCCTGACGCCGGCCCAGTGGGAGGCGATCATCACGGCCGCCATGACGATCGCCGAAACGGTGATGGCCAACAAGAACTAGGGCTTAGTTCTTAGGACTTAGAGAACGAAACCAGCCTTCAGTCCCCAGCCGCCGATTTCCCCATGAGCGACTTCCCCTATCTCCTGATCTCGAATCCCAGCCAGGTCCTTAGAAAGGGATCGACCGGCCTGTTGGGCTGGCGCCGGCCCGACGCCCTGCGGCCGCGATTCCGCGGGCCCAAGCCGCTTGCCCAGCTCGTCCCGCGCGATCAGTGGGCGGCAAAGATTGCCGCCGGCGGCAGCGGCTTGCCGGCCCTGATCGCCAAGCTGGGCGTCCAGGCCAAGAACCAGAACGGATTGAACTATTGCTGGGTCTACGGCTCGACCCGGGGGGCGGAGCTGGAGCGGGACCGGCAGGGCAATGCCCATCTGGAGCTGAGCCCCGAGAGCGTGGGCGGTCCGCTGACCAACTGGTCGAACCAGGGCGGCTACGCCGCCGAGGCCTTCGGGCAGCTCCAGACCTACGGGGCCTGCGAGGAATCGTTCCTCGATGCGCCGTGCTCGCTGAATTCGTCCCTATGGAAGCCGGGCTGGCAAGCCAACGCGGCCCAACACGAGGCCGTCGATTGGTACGACATCGAGACGAGCGACCAGAACCCGTCGTTCGACGAGGTCGTCTCGATCCTCTTGGCCGGCCAGCCGGTGGCCTGCGGCCTGGATTGGTGGAGTCACCTGGTCTGTTTCATCGACGCCATGATCCTGCCGCCGGCGATCGCCCAGCAGGCCGGCGTGCCCGTCAACACGCCCACCGGCGACGTAGTCGTGGTCCTCTTCCAGAACAGTTGGGGCGTTGACTGGCCCACGCCCGGGGCCAACGGCTTTGCATGTCTCACGGAGAAGTTGGGCACGCCCGACGGCGCCGCCTCGCCGATCCTGGTGCAGCCCGGGCCGCCGGGTCCGCCGCAACCCGTTCCTGGGCCCGACAGCCCCAGCCGCCGCGGCATGGTCCTCCAGGAGCGTGGCTTCGTGAAGGGCATTCCGATTGAGACCATCCGCGCGAAGCGCGAGGAGCTGCTGGCGCGCTATGCGGCCGGCGAGCGAGAGGCCGTGCTGGCCGAGCTCACCCGCCTGGAAGCGACGATCTGATTCCGAAGAACCCTCACGCCAAGGCGCCAGGGCGCCAAGTACAGACAGGAAAACGAGTCTTCTCCCTTCGCGCCTTTGCGCCTTTGCGTGAGTCCTGTAACCCCCGAAATCCCCAAATTCCTCGAGGAGACCTTGCCATGCGTCTGTTTCTGATTGCCTGCCTGACGGCCCTGGCCTTCGTGTGCCTGAGCACGCTGGCCCACGGCGAGATTTGCACGACCTGCCCCAACGGCACTTGCCCGTGTCTGACGACCCCCTTCCGCACGACGATCGAGCTGCCGGTCACCGCGGAGGTGGCGGCGGGGCGGGGCGCCGGTGTTCAGTGTTCGGTTTTCAGTGTTCAGGGCGGACGCCTGAAGGCGGCCTTGCAACGGCTTTTGCACCGCGGTCGGGCCGGCTCGATCGTGGCGAGCGTTTTGCAGCGTCTGCCGCACCGCCAGAGGGCGACGGGACCTGGCGGCAGTGTTCAGTGTTCGGTTTTCAGTGTTCAGAGCGGACGCCTGAAGGCCGCCTTCGAGCGGCTTTTGCAGCGCGGTCGGGTTGGCTCCATCATCGCTACGTTCGAAACCCTAAGGTCGAAGGTCTACGAGGGCCGGCCCAAGCTGATCGGCCGGCTGCTGGCGCGGCTGCGGCGGTAGAACGCACGAGGGAGAGTGGACAACGGACAGTGGACAACGCAGAGCGCCGGCCGCCGGCGCGAATCGTCCATTGTCAATTGTCCGCTGTCCACTGTCCGCTGTGAAGCTATGAACGAAATCCTGCGCAACGCGAACTGGAACGCGGTGTACGCCGTCGGCGAGATCGTCAGCGTGCTGGTCACGCTGGGGGTCGGCTTCTGGCGGCTCTCCGCGAAGCTCACCCTGATCCACGCGGCCCTCAGCCAGGTGCTGGCCGGGCGCGGCCCGGCCTGCATCAGCCACGCGCTGAAGATCCAGCATTTGCAGGACGTGACGGAGATGCACGAAAAGCGGCTGGATGTCCTCGAGGCCGGCGAGCCGGCGCCCGAGCCGCCCGCCTGAGCGCTTTGCGTCCGGCCCTCTTCGTTGTTTACTGTCGGTGGGCCGGTTGGAACACCGAGGCCCGCGCGGAGACGCGGAGATGCGGAGCGATGGACGATGTCAGCAGGCTATCAGGAACATTTCCGCCTTCGCAATGATACTGAGGGCGAAGTCTCGAACGGCAGCGACTGGCTGGCGGCGCAGGACGCCGTGCCTTCGTACGTTCAACTCAATACGACATTTCGGGTGCGCTTTTCCGTCGCGGCCGTTGGCGGCCCCAAGGTTGAAACCCTTGCGCTTTATGCCTCCACGAACGGCTCGACATGGTCGCAAGTCACGTCCAGCAGCAGCCTCGTCAAGTTCGTCGCCAGCAGCCAGACGGGGCTGAATGGCTCGACCGGCGTCACCTGCACGAACCAACTCAGCCTGACCGGGACGTTCCAATCCGGGGGCGTCGTCGAGACGTCGCATTGCACGAATAACTACGGCTTCAGCGGCACCATCAGCGGCAGCAAATGCGTGGAGGTGGAATTCTGCATCCAAGCGCTGAGCGCCGGCACGCTCTATCTCCGCGTACAAAACGGCAGTTCGGCCCTGGACTATTACATCTCTGGCCCAACGCTTTTTATCTGCTCGACGGCGCCGGCCGAGTCGCCCGTCGTCACGACCGCCAGCCTCACAGGCAGTTCCCTCGGCGAGGTGCAGGTGACCTGGCCGGCGCTTACCGACGCCACTGCGTATGACGTGCAATCGAGTCCCTACGCCAACATGAGCGGGGCGTCGACATTGGCGAGCGGACAAAGCCAACTCAGCTACACGGATTCTCCCAGCGGCCCGAGTTATTATCAGGTCCGTGGCAAGAACCCCATCGGTGCGGGGGCCTGGTCGAGCCCGACTCTCGGCACGCCGACGCCTCCCGCCGAGGCCCCAGCCGCCGCCGCGGCCGCTGCGCCGGCGATGGTCGTCCTTGGCTGGCCGCCGCTGGCCGACGCCCTGGTGTACGACGTGCAATCCAGCGCCACAAGCAACATGGCCAGCCCGACGTCCGTGGCCACGGGCTTGACGGCGAATGACCAGCTCATTGCTACCGTGACGGCGGCCTATTACCAGGTTCGCGGCCGAAACAACAACGCTGCCGGGGCCTGGTCCAGCGCCCTGCTGGGCACGCCCTTCCCGGCTTCCGCGGCAATGATCGCCTCCTCACGGGTCTCGCCGTTGACCGGTTTTGGCCGCAGCGGGGATCCAATCTTGCCGTCGAGCATTCCCTGGCAGGCAGAACCGCAGATCGTTTCAGCGCAGCCGGGCGACGCGGATTACCCGGCGACCTATTGCTTCTACATGAACACGGTGGGCGTCGAGGGAAGCCCATGGTGCTATCGCGTCGCTTCCAGCGGGGATTGGCATGGCCCCTATAACGCGGCGCCGGCCGCGATTCTCACGGGCCAGAACCAGAAGTTCCGCGTGTTGGTCGATCTGTACGGCCGGCCGGTGAAGATCAACGGCCAGTGCTACGTCGCCTTCCTGCAAATGTCCGGCAATTCAGGCATCTCGCTGGCCTACGCGACGACCCTGGGCGGCACGTGGACAGTCTACGGGACCCAGGTCGTCGCCTCGGTGGGCGGCTCGGGCGCGGCGGCCGCGCCGGTCTGGATCGACAATACGATCTACCTCTACTACTGGACGGGATCGGCCGCCAACCTGGTGACGATCCCGATGAGCTGGTTCGGGAGCACTGGGCCGTGGAATAACGGCTGGAGCAACAACGCCTCGCTGATCCAGAACGTCGGCACGGTCTTCGCGCCGAGCGGCGGCGGCGCGCTGAACCAGGTGATCGCCGGACCCAATGGCAGCTACGTCGGCCTCTGGAACGACGGCGACACCAATTCGACGCTGCACTTTTGCCTGGCCGCATCGCCCAGCGGGCCATTCGTCGCGCTGCCGGGGAATCTCGTGCAGATCGGCGTCGACGGGCCCGTGCCCCTCGAGCAGTGGGAAACGCAATTCTTCCGCGGCTGGATGTTCGTCGATCCGGCCACGGATTCGTGGGTGATCGTCGTCAACGCCGCCAACGTCGGCCATACGGCGGAGCTGGCGACCTATCTGACCCAGGGCGTGCTGACCTACAGCACCTTGGCGGCGACGACGGATACGGCCCTGACCAGCACGCCGGCCATCGTCTCGGGGACCACGATCCCGCTCTGCGTCCCAGGGACCTATGACGTGCGGATCACGGCGGCCGTCAGCCCCAGCGGCACGCGGACCCTGAACGATACGGTGACGATCCAGCTTGTCAATACGGGGACCAGCGCCGTGCTGGCCACAGCGGACGCCGCGGTCGCCAGCAGCGCCAGCACGGCGGCAGACCTGACGCTCAAGACCGGCGTGACCATCACGGGCAACACGACGATCGCACTGCAAGCCAGCCGCCTGAATTCCGACGGCGCGATCGCGCTGGGAAACATCCGCGTTGCCGTCGTGCAGAGCTATCGGGCGTCGCCCGATTTCGGGCTCACCCAAGCGATGCTGATCGCGGGCGCCGGCCCAATTGATGACGTCGCGGCCGGCACGTACGTTCGGCCTCCAACCGTCGAAAGCGAGCGCAACATGTTGTACCTGGCAGCCGGATCCACCTATCGGCAGACCTTCACCGTCAAGGCCAGCAGCGGCGCGCTGGTGGCCCCGGATTCCACGCCGACCATTTCGGCGCTGCATAACCTGGCGGCGGATTCGACGTTCTCGGCGACGCTCGCCGCGGCGATGACCAACCCGTCGACCGGCGTCTATGAGGTGGCGGCAACCGTGCCGTCTTACAGCAGCGGCGACCAGGAGCAAGTCTGGTTTCAGGCGACTCTGGGCGGCGTCGCGCTGGCGCCGCAGATCGACGAATTCCAGATCGGGCCGGTGCCCGTCCCGAGCGAAGTCCTCAGCAGCGCCGAGCAAAGCGAGCTGGCCGCGGCCGCCGCGGTCTCGCCGCCCAGCGCCGGGACCATCGCCACCGCCGTGGCCGCCGACATCCTGGCCACGCCGGCGAACAAACTCAGCACGGACGCCAGCGGCAACGTCACGCTCGTCAGCGCCGAGCAAAGCGAACTGGCCGCGGCCGCGGCTGTCTCGCCGCCCAGCGCCGCGAGCATTGCGACCGCCGTGGCCGCCGACATCCTGGCCACGCCGGCGAACAAACTGGCCACCGACGCCAGCGGCAACGTCACGCTCGTCAGCGCCGAGCAAAGCGAGCTGGCCGCGGCCGCCGCGGTCTCGCCGCCCAGCGCCGGGACCATCGCCACCGCCGTGGCCGCCGACATCCTGGCCACGCCGGCGAACAAACTGGCCACCGACGCCAGCGGCAACGTCACGCTCGTCAGCGCCGAGCAAAGCGAACTGGCCGCGGCCGCGGCTGTCTCGCCGCCCAGCGCCGTGCAAATCCGCGAAGAGATCGATGCCAACAGCACGCAGTTGGCCGCCATCGTCGCCCGCACCAACCTGATCACCAGCGGCAACCTCGTGATTGCCAGCGGCATCGGGCCGAGCGGCGCGATGACGCTCTACAAATACGCGTGTTATGACGCGGCCACGGGCGTTGTGACATGCACGAACCCGGGCAATTGGCCGAGCTTCCCGAGCGGCAGCACGGTAACGCTCGTGGTATGGCTGAGCTGCGCGCCGGCTACGCCCGTGCTGACGGTCGCCGGAACGATCGTCGACGCGAACACAGTGACGTTTGCGCCGCAGTTGACCGACATGGCCGCGCTACAGATCGCGCCGAACCAATACGCATACGCCGCGGTGCTGAACCCCGGCGGCGACACGACGAAGCCCTGGCCGCTGGCCACCGGCAACGTGGTGGTGGAACGCGGCTGATGAGTGCCCGCGCGCGCGGCGAAAACCGGCCATTGCGCGCTGAGTGCCCGCGCGCGCGGCGAAAATTTCGTGTTTCTCAAGAAAAAAGGTACTCCCAGCACTCCCCGAAGCCCGCCGTTTCCCACCGGTGGTTCGCGCGGGCAAGCTATAGTCCTTCCTTCCAGATCGAAGCGGTGAAATGCAGACTCGCGAGCGGCGAAAGCCGGACTGGAAAAGCCGCGATGGCCGCGTGCGGCTCTACCGGGCCGACTGCCTAAAGTTCCTGCCGACGATGGCGGAGAATTCCGTCGACGCCATCGTGACCGATCCGCCCTACCATCTCACGTCGGGAAAAAAGGGCGGCCGCGGGGCGGCGTCACTGAACGTGAAAAGTCCGGCGGGGCGGGCGCGGATCTCGACCGGCTTCATGGGCCAGGCCTGGGATGGCGGCGACATCGCCTTCCGGCCCGAGACCTGGGCCGAGCTTTTGCGAGTGGCGAAGCCCGGGGCGATGCTCTTGGCCTTCGGCGGCACGCGGACCTTCCACCGCATGATGGTGGCCATCGAGGACGCCGGCTGGGAGATCCGCGACACGCTCATGTGGGTCTACGGCTCCGGCTTTCCGAAATCTCTGGATATTTCCAAGGCCATCGACAAGGCGGCGGGGGCAAAACGAAAGCCCGGCAAGCGAAAAGTTTTCGCGGATGGAACCTCCGCCCACGTGCAGCGGGCCTCAGGCGGCCATTACACGCGGCCATTTCAAGATGACCCGGCCTGGCAGGGACAATTCGAGTCGCAACCCGCCACGGCCGCGTCCGCGCAATGGTCCGGCTGGGGCACCGCCCTGAAGCCCGCCTGGGAACCGATCATCTTGGCGATGAAGCCGGTCGACGGGACCTTCGCCGAGAATGCCCGGCGCTGGGGCGTGGCCGGGCTCAATATCGACGCCTGCAGGATCGGGACGACCAAGGAGATTCCCGGCTCGCTTGCGACGAAACCCCGAGGCTATGGCGGAGGTTGGGGACCGCGCCAGAACACGGAATCCGGCATGAACCCAAACATTGGCCGCTGGCCGGCGAACTTGATCCACGACGGCAGCCCGGAAGTTTTGCATGAGTTCCCGATCGGCCACAGCGGTGGGTTCCCCAGCACGCGCGGCCCCGGCGGGTATCGCGGCGGCTGGAAGGGACAAGAAAACCTTTCCGGCCGGCGATTCTCGGTGGGGAGCCAGGCTCGGTTTTTCTATTGCGCGAAGGCCAGCCGATCGGAGCGGGAGTACGGAGTCCGCGGCGCGGCCCGTGGTCAGAAACTCCGGAGCGCCGGGACGCAGTCGCCCGGAACGTTCCAGGCCGAGGGGACCGACCGGACCAGCACGAATCCGCACCCCACCGTGAAGCCGATCGCCCTGATGCGTTACCTCTGCCGCCTGGTGACGCGGCCCGGCGGCCTGGTGCTCGACCCCTTCATGGGCAGCGGCAGCACCGGGATCGCGGCCCTGACCGAGGGCCTTCAATTTCTCGGCATCGAACGCGAGCGGAAATACTTCACCATCGCCAAGAAACGGATCCAGGCCCGGCTGCCCGCGCGCCGCTGCAACGGAGCGGCCTAGTGAATGCCAGCCTGCCTGCGGAAGAAAAAAGCGAAGACGCAGCGAGCCAGCCGGCGGCACCCGGCCGGACCCGCATCGACGCGCACCATCGAGGAGATCCGCAGCAGTGATCGGGAGCGAAAGAAAGCGGAGCGGAAACGCTCGTCGATCGTCCAGATCCCGCCCTGCGCCAACCGGCGGCGGCGGAACCGCCTGGAGAAGGACGACGCCGCCTGGCTGCGCTGGTATTGCGACGATCCCTGCTGGCCTCGGCGGGCCCGCTTCTGGTATGACTTCACCGCTCAGCAAGTGGAAATGATTGCCGCCATCCGCGAGGTCATTGTGAACCCTGGCGACCAGTCGCTCGCCGCCCCCCGCGGCGAGGGCAAGACCAAGATCTTCGAGCGCACCCTGGTCAAGCACATGCTGGCCGGCGCCGTGTCGTTTGCCGTGCTCTTCGCCGCCACGGGGAGCAACGCCGAGGATTCGCTCGATTCGATCAAACACCTGCTGGAGACCGGCGAGCGCTTGCGGGCCGACTATCCGGAGGTCTGCGTGCCGATCGTGGCCCTGGAAAACACGCCCAACCGGGCCCACTACCAGCTCGTCAGCGGCAAGCGCCACGACAACGGAAAACCCTACGAGGCGGTCTCCAGCCGCTTTTCCTGGTGCGGGAGAGAGATCATCCTGCCGCGGGTGCCCGGTTCGCCCGCGGCCGGGGCCATCATCGCCACCCGCGGACTGGACGCCGCGGTCCGGGGGCTCAACAAATTCTCCAGCCGCGTGGACGTGGCCGCCATCGACGACCCGGACACCGAGGAGACGGTCAACAACCCGGAGCAGGCCGCCAAGCTGGAGCGGCGCATCGACATGGCCATCGCCGGCCTCGGCGGCCAGCAGCGCTCGGTGGCCCGGGTCATGCTGACCACGCTGCAGCGCCGCGAGTGCGTCTCGGCCAAGTTCACCGACCCGAAACAAAAGCCCTCCTGGAAGGGCAAACGTTTCCGATTTCTGGAAAAGCCGCCGGACCGGCTGGATCTCTGGGAGGAGTACGTCGAGCTGCGGCAGTTGGACTTCCAGGGCGATGATCCCCAGGCCCGCCGCTCGCACCACTGGTACCTCGAGCGTCGCGAGCTGATGGACGCCGGCGCCATCGTCGCCAACCCCCACCGCTTCAACGACGAGCTTTTGCCTGACGGCAGCCAGGTCGAAGTCTCCGCCCTGCAGCGCTACTACAACGAGGTCGCCCGCATCGGCCAGGTCGCCGTGTCGACGGAATACGACAACGACCCGCCCGAGGAGTCGGGTCCGCAGGAGTCGGGCATCTCCGCCCGGCGGATCCAGCGGCAGGTCAGCGGCTACGATCGCCGCCTGGTGCCGCCGTTTTGCACGCACCTGGTCCAGGCGATCGACGTGCGGAAGATCGCCCTGCACTTCGTGGTCCGCGCCTGGCGCGACGACGGCACCGGCTACACGATCGACTACGGCGTGCAGGAGGTCCGCGGCACCACGCAGGGGAGCGACGAGGGCCTCGACGAGGCCATCCAGCGGGCCCTCTCGGAGCGGCGGGAGATCGTCGAGACCGAGCCCTACCGCGACGCCGCCGGCGAGCGCCACGACCCCGAGGTCACGCTCATCGACGCCGGCTGGCGGACCGAGGCCGTCTACGAGTGGTGCCTGCAAAACGGCCAGCAGCGCTTCAAGCCGGCCATGGGCTTTGGGCGGTCCGCCGGCTGCACCTCGGCCAATTTCCACGAACCAACGAAGACCCAGCAGGACAAGAAGATGGGCCGCCGCTGGTTCCTCTCGAAGCGGCCCCGCGGCGTCTGGCTGGTCTGCACCGACGCCGACCATTGGAAGAGCTGGGAGCACGATCATTGGATGCGCGACCCGGCCAAGCCGGGGGCGCTGTTCCTCTACGGCCATGGCGACGAGGAACACCCCGAGCGGATGAGCGACGACCAAAAAAAGCATTTTAGTTACGCGAAGCACCTCACGGCCGAAACCGAAGTGGAAGAGGTGGTCAAGGGCGTCCTGAAGCGCTATTGGAAATCCAAGAGCGACAGCAACCACTACCTGGACGCCAGCTACATGAGCGACGTGGCGGCCACCATGGTGGGCGTGCCCCTGCTGGGAACGGCCGTCCAGCAGCCGAAGATGATGCAGGCCAAGGACTGGTTTGGCGGCAAGTAGATTTTCACGCAAAGGCGCAACCATGATTCTCACGTTTTGTCTCGGCCTGGTCATCGGCGTGGCGCTGAGCTTGGCCGTGCTCCGCTTCTCCCGCCGCGCCTGCCGCTGCTGCGGGATCGAGCGGGCCGTGCTGGACGCCTGGTATGACGAGGAGTACGGTTGCACTCGGTGCAACGTTGAACGTCCGCCGCCCTCGCAGGAAGAGATCGACGCGATCATCCATGACGGCTTTCCGGACTTGCTTGCTGCAAGCCGCGATGTCGCCCATGAATGGAGGCTGGCCTGGGCAAAGGCCGAGGAAGCAGCTTTCCCTGCAATAACGGGAGAATAAGATGAAAATCGCAGACGACCTGCACGATGACGCCGGCGGCCCGGAGGAAGAGCCGGACTCCGAGCGCTTCTACATCTGGACGACGACCGTGATTGTCTGGGGCAGCCCGACGCTGGTCACGTCAACGAACCGCTCCGGCCCCTTCTGCGGCCGCGCTTGGTGCCACGACATTGCCTCCTCTTTCGCGTCGAAACCGGGCGTCCTGGCCGTCTCGATCGAGCCGGTGGAGGCCCGGGCAAACTCCGGCGGAGCCGCCGAGGAGGCAAACAACGTCGCTGAGCGCGCCGGGTGGCTCCTGAAGGCCGTGGCCCGCGATCACTCCTGCGCGCCCTGGGCCAAGGCCGAGTTGGAGCGCCTCGGCGTTTGGCAGCAATACGAGGACCGCTTCCTGGACCTGTTCAGCAAGAAAACAACTGACAACTGACAGTGGACGGTGGACAATGCCTGCGGCCGGGCGTTGTCCGTTGTCCACTGTCCGCTGAGGCCTTCCGCCGCCATGTCGCCAATTGTACCCGCCCTTCCACCTTCCGCCCTCCGCCCTCCGCCCTCGCTCTGCGGTCCGGCCTGCACGAAGTGCGGCTGCGCGGACACCACGATCCTCAAGGAGCCTGTCGAGCCCGAATGGTTCCCCTCCGGCCAGGCCCAGTGCAATTGCTGCGGAGAGACTTTTTCCTATCGCAATGCTGAGCAAGACGGAGCAGACCAGGCGGAAGACGAAGGCCGCCGCGGGGAGAAGGTCCAGGAGGTGCCGACGCGGTGCCCCAACTGTGAAAGCCTCAATTGTCCGGTCACCGGCACGAAGGGCCGCCTGCGATCGCGGCGCTGCGGCGATTGCGGCACAACGTTTCAGAGCATCCGGCCGGAACGGTGAACGGCGGACAGTGGACAACGGACAATGGACATTCAACCAAGGAGAAACGCAGTATGATCCAAGCGATCGCGATCGGTATTGCAGTCGGCGACCTCTACGGAGCCGCCTGGGGTTTCATCGCCTGGGGGGCCGTGTCCCTCACATGCACGATGCTCTTTAGGCTGACGGGGAAATGCCCATGACGCCAGTGCAAGAGGCCAAGGCCGAGCTGCGGCTGGTAAAACCCGACTACCGTTTCAGCGGCGAGAAGCTGGCCGAGGCCCTCGAATCGCTCGACCTGCGGTTGAAGCGGTTGGAGCTGCTGGCCAAGGCGGATGCCGCGGCCGAGCCCGGCGGAAACGGCGATGATGGCCACCAGGCCGTCGAGGTCCGCACGCCCGCCCCGCCGGCCTTGCACAGCCGAAAGACGCGCAAGTAGAATTGTCACGCAAAGGCGCAGAGACGCAAAGAGAAGGCATGGAGCAAATCGACCTGATGGCGCAAGCACCGCTTCCGCATCCCGGGCGGATTGATCCGCTGGAAGAACGACTCTTTGAAATAAGCCTGATTGACATAGCGATGGTTGACCTCGACCAGGCTGCGTTACTCCCGGCAGCCATCGCTTGTAAAATCCGGCTTCGTCACCTGGCTGAAATGCATCGGCTCGGGCCCTGGCGATTTCTTCCTTCGCGCCTTTGCGCCTTTGCGTGAGAATCTTCCTCTCCGTGGCCTCCCGGGCATCGACTGTTGTCGGTTCGTCGCCGTGGTGAGCTTTTTGCCGGCGTCTTTTTTCCGCCGGCAGCACAACTTTTCCAGATTCTGGACAAGAGCCGCCCCGCCTTTTCCTGCGCCGGCTAGACTCCGGAATGAGCCTGGTCGACTCGGTGAATTCCGCCATGGCGGCGGCGGTGGCGGCGTTGCAAAGCGGTGACTTCTCCACCGCGCTGCAGCAGGCGATCGCCGCCCAGGGCTTTTTGGCCCTCATCCCCCGCACTTCCCATTCCGCCGGCGTCGGCGGCGGCGCCCATGCCTTCGAGTACAGCCCCCAGGCGATCGACGAGTTTGTGAAAAACCTCCGCCGCCAGCAGAGCGCCGCCCTGGGCGTGCAGTCCTCGCCGATCGTCATCTCCGAGCCCGCGGTCCTCGAGGATGGCGAGCAGTTTGCCAACTCCAGCGGAGGCTACGTGCAGTAGCCGCCTGTCCCGCCTCCCGCCTGCCCGAAATCCCCAAATCCCCCTCGCCGAAATCCCTCGCCCATGAGCCTACGCAGCTTCATGTCCGGACTCTTCGGCCGCCTGCGGGCTGCCCCGCCGCCCGAGGCGAAGTCGGCCGGCGAGGTCTTCCGCGGCCGCTGGGGCCGCTGGGACAGCAAAGACACCGATCGCCTGAACCAGGCCCACTGGGCCAAGGCCACCGGGCTGCCCATCAACGCCGAGCTGGCCTACGCGAGCAACTGGCTGCGGGCCCAGAGCGAGTACGAGATTTCTTCCAATCCCGTGATGGAAGGAATGGTCAACAGCTACTGCACCGACGTCGTCGGGCCCGACGGCCCCAGCTACCGCGTCACCAGCAGCGACCCGGAGTACAACCGCAAGCGGGAACGCATCTGGCGCCAGTGGTGGCGGCACGCCGGCGCCAACCGCCAGCTCTCCGGCGTGGAGATCCTCAACGGCTGGGTCCGCAGCCTGTGGAAGGCCGGCGAGTTCGGCACGCAGATGATCAACGACCCCAACGCCCCGGGGCCGATCAAGATGCGCCTGCTCCCCGTCCACATGCACCGGCTGATGACGCCGCCGGAATTCCTCGGCGACCCGGCGGTGGCCCTGGGCGTGCGCCGCGACGACAACCGCAACCCCGTCAGCTACTACATCAGCGAGCCCTACATCTTCGGGCCCTTCGAGGTCTACACGGGCGAATTCTACACCGTCCGCTACGAGGACTTCATCCACGGCTACGAGATGACGGAGGAGGACCAGGTCCGCGGCGTGCCCTGGCTGGCCAGCTCGCTGAATACCGTCGGCCAGTTGCGGGACTGGGACCAGTCGATGCTGGACGCCGCCGAGGCCATGTCGAAGACCGGCGTCCTCTGGCAACTCAGGGACCCGGGCACCAATCCCGTCGTGATTGCCCCGTCGTCCACACCCATGGAGCGGGGGCAGCACACCTTCGGGCCCGGCGGCTACGAAGCGCAGCAGCTTACGCCCACGCAGCCCAGCTCGGATCAGCAGTCCTGGCGGTCGGAAAAGAAGGCCGAGATCGGCCGCGGCCGCTGCATCCCCTTGATGCTGATCAACCTCGACAGCTCCAAGCACAACTACAGCTCGGCCCGTTTCGACAACCAGCCCTATTGGCGCTCGGTGGCCGGCGTGCAGGGCTGGCTGGGACGGATCGGGCTGGACCGCATCGAGGCCACCGTGATGCGCGAGGCCGAGCTGGCCGGCGAGCTCGAGGAGGCCCCCGACGACCTGGCCGTGGCCTGGGGCTGGATCAAGCCGCCGCACGTGGATCCCACCAAGGAATCGGAGGCGGAGGCCGCCTACATCGAGAACCGCACCATGCCCTGGTCCGACGCCGTGATCGCCCACGGCGAGGACCCGGAGCGCGTGCTGGCCACGCTCCAGCGCGACAACGAGCGGATGAAGGCCGCCGGCCTGCCGCCCTTGCCCACCGCCGCCCCGCTGCCGAAGCCCGGCGTCGCCTTCCCGAAATTCGCCGGCGGATCGGAAGACTCGCGCGGAGACGCGGAGACGCAGAGAGGAACCTAAGATGCCCTGGACCGCCAAAGAAGCCGCCGCGCACAACAAGCGGGTGAAGGGTTCGCCGAAACTCCATGCCCAATGGGCGGCCGTGGCCAACTCGGAGCTGAAGACGCAGCTCGCGAAAGGAAAATCCCAGAGCGAGGCGGAGGGCATCGCCATCGCCGCCGCCAACGCCGCGGTCAAGAAGAAGCCCGCTGCTGGTAAAAAGAATCGCAACTACAAGGGCAGCGACGCCGAAGACTTCGTCACCCAAAACAAGGCGCCCGCGGACAAGCGCTACGGCGTGCCCCCGAAGCCGGCCGCCCGGACCGTGACGGAGGCCCCGCCGGTGGCCCGCTCGGCCGGCGACGAGGCCCTCTTCTGCCGCGTGGCGCCGCTGGCGCCCGCCACGCTCGACGACGATACCCGCAGCGTCGAGGCCGTGCTGGCCACGGACGCCCCCTGCCTCTCGATCGACCTCAGGACCGGCAAGAGCTTTCTCGAGGTCTATCGCATGGATGGCATGGAGCCCGTGAACCAGGTGCCGCTCTGCGACACCCACAGGCGCGACTCGATCGACCGGGTCAAGGGCAGCGTCCGCGAGATCCGCACCGACGGCAGCCAGGCGCTGGGCCGGCTCACCGTCGACGACAGCGAGTACCCGGCCTGGAGCAAGATCCGCAACCGCCACGTGACCGACGTCTCCGCCGGCTTCCAGCCGCTGGAGACCACCAAGATCGACGCCGGCAAGTCGAAGGAAGTCGCCGGCCAACTCTACACCGCCCCCGCGGACCGCCCCTTGTTCGTGCACACGAAGTGGCGGCTGCGCGAGGTTTCCCTTACACCCATCGGCTCGGACGTTCGAGCCAAAATCCGCACCGCACAAGGAGCAACCGCAATGAATCAGCATCTCCGCAAGTGGCTCGAAGACAACCTCAAACTGCGAGCCGAGGCGACCGAGGAAGAGGCCCAGACGTTCTGGGACGCCCTCTCGGACGTCCAGCGCAAGCGGGCCGAAGAGGCCTGCCGCGACAAGGACGACGAGGACGAAGAGGACGACGAGGACGAGGAGGATGAAGACGAGGGCGACGACGAGCCTGCCCCTGCCAAGAAGAAGGATCGCACGCTGCACCGCGTCACCCGCAACAGCGTCGTGACCGAAGAGTCCCGCGCCGCCGCAGAGGCCGAGCGGGTTCGCCGGGAGGCCGAGAAGGCCGGCGAAAAGCGGGGCGTCGAGAAGGAACTGGCGCGGCAGGAAAAGATCCGCAAGCTGGCCGGCGACGACGTCCCGGCCGAGATCGTCGCCCGGGCCATCACGGAGGGTTGGGGCCTGGGCCGCGTCCGCACCGTCTTCCTGCAGACCGTCCGCGACGCCCGCAGCCCCAGCGTCCGCGGCGGCGGCAACGTCGACGAGTTTTCCATCCGCGAGGCGGTTTGCGAGGGCGGGCCGGCCATCCACGTCCGCAACCACGAGGCCGACTGCACCGTGGGCACCATGGCGGCGGCGATGTTCGTTCGCGGCTACAACGGCAGCCACGACCCGGTGGACATCATCGGCGGCTACCAGCCCGGCGCCAGCCTGATCGGCGAGGACGGCAAGCCGGAGCCCGGCCGGACCTACACCGTCCGCAGCGACGTGACGCGGATGATCAGCGGCCACAGCCGCCAGGCCGGCGAGGCCCGCCGCAAGGCCAACGAGCGGCTCTTGGACCTCGGCGACCACTACCGCAGCATGTCGCCGATGGACCTGGTCGACGAGTGCAACCGGATCGAAGGCCGTCAGCGCAGCAGCTACGACCGCGAAGAGCGCGTGCGGGCCGCCATGAGCGGCTCGGCGCTCTCGGCCATCTTCACCCAGAACGTCTCCGCCCAGTTCCTCGGCGGCTACCTCGACGCCGCCGACACCACGCAGGGCTTCTGCACCGAGAGCGACGTGCTGAACTTCCTGCAAAACGAGCGGGCCATCTACGGCAAGATGGGCCAGATGAAAAAGCTCACCCGCGGCGGCACCGCCCAGGACCTCGACACCTCCGACTGGAACGAGGTCTACAAGATCTTCCGCTACGCCGGCAAGTTCAGCGTCGACGAGCAGGACTTCATCAACGACCGCTTCGGCGCCCTGGAGCAAATGTCCCCGCAGGACATGGGCCTCACCGCCCGGCAGATCCGGCCCAACCTGATCTACGCCGCGCTCTTGAGCAACCCCACGCTGAACCAGGACGGCGTGGCCGTGTTCAATTCGGCCCACAACAACATCGTCACCGGCGCGATCACGGACTTCAACGCCACGACGCCCGCGGTCAACGCCGGCCCCTTCCAGGACGGCACGACCCTGATGGGCAAGCAACGGCTGCGCAACCGCGTGCTCAACCTGCGGCCGCGGTACGTGGTCGCCGGCACCGATCTGGAGTGGGCGATCAACATCCTCTACAAGTCGCAGCAGCGGATCATCGCCTCCGGCAGCGGCGGCACCTACAACCCGCTGGCCGCCGAGGGCGCCAACGTCGAGGCCCGTCTGGACGGCCGTCTGGACCCGCTGGGCTGCTACGACAACGACACGGGCAAGACGTTCTACCCCTACACGACCACCGGCACCACCGCGGGCCGTTCGGGCACCGCCTTCCTGCTGGCCCGCCCCGGCGAGCAGGGCGCCAAGACCATCGAGGTCGGCTACCGCGTCGGCACCGGCCGGGCCCCGCGGATCCGCTCCGCCATCCTCCGCGAGGGCAGCGGCCAATACGGCATGAGCTGGGACGTCAACCTCGACGTCGGCGTGAAGATCCTCGATTTCCGCGGCATGGTGATGCTCACCAGCGGCGGTACCCAATTGGCCGCCATCGGACCCTGAGCGTGCCTGATCGACCCCTGACGCGCCCGGCCGGCCCGAAACCGGCCGGGCGCTTTCCCGCTTTCTTTCCCAATCCGAAACAACAACCCTCTCCGAAGGAATGAGCCATGACAGCTTTCGCGCAGTACAGCGCCACCGCCCTCCCGCGGTATCCGTGGGACGAGGTGACGTTCATCTCGGCCGCGGTCTATCAGCCCGGGGCCATCATCCAACTGGCCGACGGCCGAGCCGCCGTCTTCACGGGCCTGGAGGCCAACGCCATCGGCGACCCGGTGACCTTCAAAGCCGCCGGCGTCTACGAGGTCGTCTCCGCCAGCGCCACCACGTTCGCGATCGGGGCCCAGGTCAACTGGGACGCCGTCGGCGTCGCGGCCGTGGCCAAGGGCAACGGCAGTTTCTATCTCGGCGCGGCGGTGCAGGCCAAGGTCGCCGGCGACGTGACCGTGCTGGTGGCCCTGAACCTGCCGACCCTGCCGAGTTCCTGATCTCTTCCCGCCAGACGCCCGCCGGGGCGGCGGCCACCAGTACGCCGCCCCGGCGACCATCCTTCACGTCCATGCGCAAGCGAAACCACACGGCGATGAAAACGCGGCCGCAGGCCCGCTACGTGGGCCCGGCCCCCGAGGGCCCGTTCTTCGGAGCCTGCGGACCGATCGTGGCGCGGATGGCGCCGGCGGCGATCCCTGCCCAGCGCAGGGTCCCGCACATTCCCGCCTCGGCCTTCATCACGACCGAGCGGCTGGTGGCCGACACCTACCGGCTGCTGGCCGATCTGCCGGCCGAGATCTCCGCCGTCGTGGGCATCGCCCGCAGCGGCCTTTTGCCTGCCGGCATCATTGCCGTCGAGCGGCACCGTCCCCTCTTTGCCGCCACCCGCGAGGGCCACGTGCACCCGGTGGGCTACGGCGGCCGGATGATCGGCCACCGGGCCTCGTCCAATAACCGTCTCGTGCTCCTCGTTGACGACACCGGGTCCACGGGGCTCACCCTGGACCTGGTTCGGCCCTGGGTGCAGGCGGCCTTTCCCGGCGCTACCGTGATGACCGCGGCCATCTACTGCGCCCCGCAATCGCTCTCCCGCATCGACTGGCCCGCGGTCGTCTATCCGCAGCCGCACTACCTGGAATGGAACTTCGTCAATTCCGGAGTGATCCACGAGGCCGCCCTGGACTTCGACGGCATCCTCTGCGAGGACTGCCCGCCAGAGGCCGACGACGACGGCGACGCCTATCGCCAATTCCTGGAAACGGCGCGGCCCAAGTACATTCCCCGCCGCGAGCCGCTGGCCGCGATCGTCACTGCGCGGCTGGAAAAGTACCGCGCGCCGACCCTCCGCTGGCTCGATCGCTGGGGCGTCCAGTGCCGCCAGCTCGTCATGGGCCCCTGGAAGACGATCGCCGCCCGCCGCCAGGCCGGCCCGTTGGGCAAGTGGAAGGCCCGCGAATTTACCAAGCTCGGCCTCGACCTCTTCGTCGAGAGCGACCCCGTCCAGGCGGCCGAGATCTGCCGCTTCGCCGCAAAACCCGTCCTCTGCCCCGCCGCCCAGAGATTGTTTCAACCGCAACCAGACTGCAAACCGTGATCGTTTCCCCGGGGACCGCGGGCGCGCCGCCCTCACCGCCGGCCGCCCGCGTCCCTGGTTTTTACCGAGGGATTAGGGATTGGGGATTAGGGATTAGAACACCTTCCCCCTTCCGCCCTCCGCCCTCCGCCTTATGTCAACAGTTTCCTTTTTCGACGACCTCTACCAGGCCAACTCCCCCGTGGCCGACGCGCTCTTCGGCAAGAGCTTCGGCCTCCGCTGGGCCGGCCAGGCGATCACCCTGACGGCCATCCTCTCCGCCCATCCCATCGCGCTGGACACGGAGGGCAACCTGGTCGAGACCAGCCATTCGCACAACTTCGAGGTCACCGCCGCGGACCTGGAGCTGGGGCCCGGCGGGGCGGTCATCCTGCCGCAGCCCGGGATGCAGTTCACCGAGCCGCAGCCCGACGGCACCAACGCCGTCTACGAGGTCATCAAGCGCCAGGATGGCCGCTGCTATGACCCGCTGGATAACGAGGCGACCCGCCTCCTCGTCTTCGCCAAGCTGATCCGCCGGAGCGAGCAGACATGAGCGCGGGAAGGCTGCTGAAAATCGCCGACGCCGTCGTGTCGGCCCTGAACCTGCCGGAGGCGCCGCAGGCCGGAGTGGCCTTCGAGCGGGTGCTGGACACGGAAATCGAATTGGAGGACATGGAAATCCTCCATGCCCAGGTCGTCCCCGGCGGCGTGGATTCGGAGATCGGCACGCAGCAGCTCATGCGCGGCGAGCACGTGGTGGACATCGCGCTGCGCAAGAAAATGAACACCGACGATCGCGAGGCGGTGGACGCCATGTTCCACCTGCTGGGCGCGATCGACCTCTACCTGTTCGGCCTCAAGCGGCTGCCGGCGCTTGCCGAGGCCGCCTGGCTGAAGAGCAAAGTCCGCTACCCCTACGTCCCCGAGAAATTGCGCCAGCGGGAATACTGGGGCCTGCTCACCGTCACCTACCTGGCCTACGGCGAATGATCGAAGCACTGCTGAAAACATTCGAGGATCGGACCGCCGCGGTCGCCAAGGCCGCGCACGACGGCGCCGTGCGCATGCTGCAAAAGGCGGCCTTCGCCATCTTCAAGACGGCGCAGGCGGAGATCCAAGAGGACCCGAAACCCTCGCCGGCCGGCCAGCCCCCGCACACCCGCCGCGGCCAGATCAAGCGGGCCATGCGTTACAGCGTCGAGCGGGCGGAGGAGTACGCCGTGATCGGTCCCCGGGAGAGCCTGGTCGGCACCTCGGCCGCCGCCCAGGAGTTCGGCGGCCAATACAAGCGCCAGGAGTACCCGAAGCGGCCCTTCATGGGCCCGGCCCTAAAACAAAGCCTGCACCTGGTCCCGCCGTTTTTCACGGCCGAAGTCCACCCCTGAACCGATCGGCCAGCTTCGCACTGGCCATGAAAATCCACAACTAAGGAGACTGCAAATGTCCAACGCGATCACCATGGGTTACGAGGGCCAGGTCTTCCAGGGCCCGGCGGGCAGCACGGCCACCAACCAGATCACCAACGCCCGCGACATGAAGACCACGCATGACCCGCAGATGGGCGACACCACCACCCGCGGCACCGGCGCCGCACCGCCCATTGAGACCGAGGCCCCCGCCACGGTGAAGTGGTCCCTGTCGCTGAACATGGTCAACAACATCAACGACACGAACCTGCAGGCCATCCTCGCCGCGCACTCCACCAACACGCCCATCGCCATCCGCACCAAGAACTACTCCAGCGGCAAGGGGTTCGACGGCGACTGCAACGTCAAGGCCGAGATGGGCGCGCCGCTGAAGAGCGAAGAGACCTGGGACTTCACCTTCACGCCCAACGGGAATTACCGCCAACCCAACCTCTGGACTTGAAAACAAGGCGGAGGGCGGAGGGCGGAAGGGGGAAGGCAAACATCGCCGCTCCCCAGCGCCCAGCCCCCAGCCCCTAACCTCTGCTCGGAGATAAGTTACATGACCACACCCGTCGGAAACGTCACCGGCAGCGTGCAGACGATCGCTGCCATCGGCAACCAGTCCTTCCAAACCAACATCCCGGCGGTCGGCACCGTGGGGCTCAATCCCCAGTGCGTCGCGCCGGCGATCGTCACCGGCGCGGCCGGCTCGCTCGTCGAGGCCACCAGCAGCACGGGGACGATCACCTTCACCGCGGCCCACGGCCTTGCCGGCACGGAGACGCTGGCCGTCTTCTGGAGCGGCGGCTACGCCTGGAAGGTGACGATCACCGGCCAGACGACCAACAGCATCACGGTCTCCGCCGCCGCCGGCACGGCCTTCCCCTCGGGCACCACGAGCGTCAACGTGGCCGTGGGCCAGCCGCTGACCGACCTCTCCATGGTCGGCAGCAACCTCCAGGAGCTGATCATCGCCAGCAGCCAGACCACGCTGGTGGACCTGCTGGACAGCATCCCCACCAGCCGCCTGACGCAGTTGGTCGGCGCCAGCCAGGCCAACCCCGGCCCCTACGTCTGGCCGCAAACGGTTGGCGAGGCAGTGCCGTTCTCGCAGACGATCACCGACGTGATGGTCTACAACAACTCGACCCAGACGGCCAACTTCACCCTGCTGGCCATCCTGGCGTGACGCCAACGGGGGAACGCTGATCGGCGCCCAGCAGCGCCGATCAGTGTTCCGCCTTTCTTTCCACGGAGAAACGAGCCCCGATGAAGACCATAACCGACGACAAGGGCCGGACCTGGGAGCTGGCCATCAACCTGCTCACCCTCGGCCGCGTCCGCAACCATCCCGACCTCGGCAAGATGAACCTGGTCGAGATCGTGCTTCCCGACAGCGCGGTGGGCCCGCGGCTGCTGGCCGATCCCTGCGAGCTGGGCCTGGTGCTCTGGTGCCTCTGCCAGGACCAGGCCGCGGCCAAGGGCGTGGCCGAGAGCGACTTCTACGCGGCCCTGAGCGGCGACTGCCTCGAGGACGGATTCCGCGGGATCGTGGATGGTGCCGTAAATTTTTCCCAGAAGGCCCTGCAGCCGACGCTGCGAAACCTGGTGCAGAAGTCGCGGGCGATGCAGGAGAAGGCGGCGGCCTGGATCCAGGGCCAGGGGGAGAGGCTCAACGAGGTGATGGACAAGGCGATCGCGGCCAGCCTGGCCGAGGCCGATCGGGAGCTGCAGAAGGCGGCAGCGGCGGCGGAGACCGCGCTGGAGGAAGCCGCCGCCCTGGCCGAGAACGATCGGGAGCTGCAGAAGGCGGCAGCGGCGGCGGAGACCGCGCTGGAGAAAGCCGCCGCATCGCCGAGCGGCTCTACTGGCGATGCTTCGAGCTCGCCGGCGTCTGCGGCATCGACCTCGCCGACCCGGCGGTCGCCGCCAGGCACAGCCTCCGCAGCCTGACGCCCCTGGCCCGCGGGGCCTGGAGCGCCACGGCCTGGCTGTGCGCGGTGACGGCCAACGTGTTTTGCATGGACGAGAAGAAAATCCGCTACCCCGAGGATTTCGACCCCTTCCACCTCCTCCAGGACGCTGGGGAGATCGATCGCCGCCGGCGGCAGCAGGTGATCCCCTACGATCCGGTCCGCGAAGAGGAGATGGCCCGCGGCATCTTTCGACCGGTTTGAAAACATCGAAGCAATTCCCACGCCAAGGCGCAAAGGCGCGAAGGGAGACGAATAGGAGTCGGGCTAATTCCCTGGGTAACGGCGGAGCCCTTGCGGCTCCCGACGTCACCGTCTTCCCCTCCCGCTTCCTTCGCGTCTTTCCGCCTTGGCGTGAAACCTGTTCGGTTGCACTATGGGCTTTACCTCGGACATCCTTGCCGGCCGGGCGGCCGTCGAGTTGTACCTGAACAAGTCCCTGTTGACGAAGGGCCTGAAGACGGTCTCGGCCGAGTTCCGCGCCTTCGGCGCGGGGCTATCGAGTCTTGGCAAGACCTTCCTGGCCCTGGGGGCGGGGATCACGGCGCCGCTCGTGGCGGCGGCCCATTCCTGGGCCAGCTCGGGGGCCGAGCTGGCTCGCATGAGTCAGCGCACGGGAATCGCGGTGGAGTCGCTGTCGGCATTGAAATTCGCCGCCGAGGAGACGGACGTCGAGTTCGACGCCGTCGAGTCGGGCGTGAAGCGGATGCAGCGGGCGATCATCGAGGCGGCCAAGGGCGGCGGCAAGGGCCCGCAGTTCCTCCGCGGCCTGGTGGGCATGAACGCCGACGAGCAGTTGGCGGCGATCGCCGACAAACTCCAGGGCGTTACAAACCCGGCGGAGAAGGCGGCGGTGGCGATGGAGATCTTCGGCCGCGGCGGCACCGCCATACTGCCGTTGCTCTCGAAGGGGGCCGCCGGCCTGGCCGCCTTCCGCAAGGAGGCCGAGTCCCTGGGACTGATCCGCACGAAGGAGGAAGCCGAAGCGGCCCTGCAGCTTTCGCTGGCCTGGATTGCGGTGACCCGTGCCCTGACGGCGATGAAGAACGCCCTGGGCGCAGCCATCGGCCCGCTGCTGAGCAAGTTCCTGACCGGGATGCAGAAGAACATCCTGGCGGCCCGCGATTGGATCAAGCTGAACCAGCCCCTGGTCACAACCGTCTTCAAGATCGGCGTCGCGGCCACCGCGGCCGGCGCAGCGCTTTACGGCCTTGGCAAAATTATCAGCATTGCCGGCGCTCTGTTCGGTACGGCGGCCAAGGCGATCATGCTGGCCGGACACAGCATTACCCTGCTGCTGATGCCGCTGAAGCTCGCCGGCCATCTGCTCGGTTCGATGTTGTCCGGCGCCCTCTCCATAGTCACGGGCGCATTCTCCGCCGTCGCCGGTCTCGTCGGCGGCGCGGTCGGCGGCGTGCTCTGGGGACTCAAGGCCGTGCTGGGCGTGGCCAGCGGCGCATGGGGACTTTTCACGGGCGCAATCAGCGCATGCAACACCGTGCTGCACGCCTTCTGGAAGCTGGGCGACCTGGTGATAGATACGGTTGCCGGAATTGTGTCCGCGCTCTCGGGCGTGGGCTCGATGCTGGCCCTGTTGGGACCGCTCGGCGTGCTGGCCACGATCCTGGTCACCGTGGCGGGCGGCCTCTCCCTCTTCGGCAGCGCGATGAACGGGGTCGAAACCGCCGCGATCTCGGCCACGGGGGCGGTCAAGAAAGGCTTTGCCGCGGCGGCCGATGCAGCAAAGAAGGCCTACGCGGCCACAGCCGGCGCCGTGACGGCCGCCGCGCCGATCGTGCAACGTTCCCTACGCTCCTGGGGTGACTCCTTGAAAGACTTTGCCGCGAGCGTTGGCAGCGTCACGGTTCGGGTCTTCTCGAAACTCTGGGGCGACGTCAAGGCCGGCTTCGGCCACCTGGTCGTTGACGTGGGCGGCTCCTGGGACACGTTGCAGGCCCTTCTCAGTGGGGCGCAGTTCGGCGAGGCCTTCAAACTCGGACTGGCGATCATGAAGGTCGAATGGATCCGCTTCAAGGAGTGGCTGCTCGATAGCTGGCAGGCCCTGAAGCCCGGATTCGATTCCGCCGTCAGCGGCGTGGCTGCGGGCATCGGCACCGCGGCGGCCACGCTCGCCAATGTCTTCGCCGGCCTGAAGATCATGTGGGGCGACGTCTTCGACGCCGCGCTCAGCGGCTTGCGTAAGTTCCTCGACATTCTGGACAGCGCCATCGGGACGCTGCGGGAATGGGGGGCCAACGTCCAAGCGGCCACGGGCAACGACCCCGCAGCAGCAAAGGCGGAGGCGGAAAGGCTGCGATCGCAGATAGCGGCCAACCGCGCGGCGGGAAAAAAAGGCAGTACCAATCTCGGCGATCTGATGAGCTTCTCGAGGAGCGTCTACGCCACAAATGGAGAGCTCGAAGAACGCGCGCGGGAGCAAGAGGCTATTTACAAGGCCAACCGCTGGACGATGACGGCCGGAGCGCCACTATCGTCGATGCTTCCCCGCGGCCGGAGCGACCAACAGAAAAAGGCGGAAGATGAGGCCGCCCGGGCGGCCGCCGCGAGTGTCGGGACGCAGGCCGCGGGAATCGCCAAGAGCATCGGCGAGGCCATCAAGTCGGGCACGCTGCTTCCCGGGGCCAACAAGGGCGAGCTCGCAGATGCCCAGAAGGAATTGGCCGCGGCACAGAAGCACGCCGCCGGCGTGACCGCCGACCTCGCCGCCAAACAGAAGAAGGCCCGCGACAAGCTCCTGCCGGCGGGCGGCCTCGGCGATCTCGGCCTGAAGATGAGCCAAGATTCGACGCCCAGCCGCGGCACCTTCTCCGCCGCCGCCGCCGGCGGATTGGGATACGGTGTGAACGTCCTGGTGGAGGAAACCCGCAAGGTGGTCAAAAACACCGGCGACGTGGCCGAGGGTCTCGACGGCCTGGGAATGCTCTTGAAACTCGGTTAAGGAACGACCATGAACCTGACCTGGGGCGAGCGCCCGCACTCCTACCGCACGAAGACCAACCCCCGCGAGGACACCACCGGCTACTGCCTCACCGGCGTGGCCACCATGGCCTCGGCCAAAATCTACGCCGGCATCTACTCGCCCTGGGCGCTGCTCACTCCCGACGGCAGCACGCTCTACCGCCAGAACATCGACGCCGCCGAGGCCGGTTTCCTCGTCTGGCACATCGACGTCACCTACGGCACCTTCCCCCGCAAGGAGCCGCAGGCCGGCGACCAGTCCTGGAACTTCGATACCACGGGATCCACCAAACACATCACGCAGAGCCTCGACACCGCCGACACGTATTACGACTCCTCGCTCCTGACCAAAGGCGCCGAGAATTACGGCGGGGCCATCGGCGTGAACGAGAACGGCGACGTCGAGGGCGTCGACATCGTCGACCGGGCCTTCAAGTGGACCGAGAATTGGAAGCTCCCCATCGCCCGCTTCAGTTGGTCCTACGCCCTGCTGATGAGCCAGTTGACCGGCTCGATCAACCAGGCCAGCTTCCGCGGTCTGGACGCCCAGTGCGTCCTCTTCGAGGGCGCCCAGGGCGGCATGTCCCGCCAGGACCCCACGCTGCTGGACATCACCTACCATTTCAATTACCAGCCCAGCCGCGACGACTTTTCCATCGGCACGGTCACCGGCATCACGAAGCTCGGCCAGCAGTACCTCTGGGTCAGCTACAAGACGAAGATGGGCAACAACCGCAAGATCAAGGTCCCCGCGCAGGTGAACGTCGAGGACCTCTTTCAGCAGCAGGACTTCTCCCAGTTCGGCATCGGCACGGCCGGCCTGGTCTACGGCCAGACCGCGCAATTCTGAGTCCTTGTTCATTGTCCATCGTCCACTGTCCCTTGTATGCCTCCCTTCGACAAAATCCCCGCCGGCTCCCCCTTGAGCGCGCTGCGCGTCGATTGGGTCAACCGCATCTCCGACATGCTCCGCTGGTGGCTCCAGCAGGGTTTTCAGACGGGCGCGGGCGACATGATCCGCTCGCAGCCGGACGTTTGCATCTTCGATATCAACAACAACTCCGGCTCGGCCCAACCCTGGTGCGGCGTGCTGGGGATCGACTCCTGGGCCATCGGCCCGGGCACCGACCTGGACGGTTTCCGCCGCAAGCCGATCCTGCAGGGCGTCACGCCCGCCACTCCCACGCACGTGGGCAAGTGGGCGGTCCTCCTAGACGCCTGCCCGGCCGGCGGGATGTGCCAGTGTGCGGTGGCCGGCGTGGTCCCCGTGCAGGTTTATGTCAACGCCACCACCGATCAGTATTGCGACGTCACGGCCGCCCAGACGGTCTCAGGCACCACGGTCTACCTGAGCACCGGCCAGAGCGGCGCGGAGATCCTCCTCTTGGATCCCTCGGCCACCGCGGGCGGAATTTTCTGGGCCATCGTGCGCGTCGGCTTCGCCTCCGGCGTCGTTCCCTTCGAGCTCTACGACGACTTGGCGCCGTGGTATTCCAATCTTGCCGGCACGATGACGCCCAGCGCGTGGCAGCTCAAGGGGGACTTCTCGCGCAATACCGACCTGCCGAAGGTCACGCTGCATAGCGACGTCCTTTCCAATGGCCGCGCCTTCGGGAGCAACCATGCGGCGGGCTGGACGGGGGCGCGCGTCTGGTGCACGAAGGACGCCAACGGCAATTACCAGATCGTGGCGCTGCAGCCCCTGGCGAAGTTGATCAAGGGGACCGCTGCCGCCAGCTTCGGGATCGCCGACGCCTCATTCGGCCCGATCGTCCTGAACAATCCCATCGTGCTTGACGGCGGCCAGGCGCCCTTCCTCTTTGGCGGTACTGTAACGGTATACAACCCCAACCATCGCATTGGGGCAGCCGGCAATACCGTGTATGCCCGCTGGAGCGAGAACGTTCCCGGCGCGGCCACGAGCGGGGCCTCGTGGCCGGCCTACGAGATCGAGCAGTCGCAACCGCTGGCCGCGATCATCGAGGGGACGGCCAACGCGGCGGGGTCGGCGGGGACATCTCCCCTGGTCATCACCGTGCTGTCGTCGATGCAGCCGGATGGCGGCCCGACCCTGCCCGCAGCGGGGACGGGCATTGCGGTCGTCCCGCTCCACAACGAGCGCTGGGGCAGCGGCAGCAACGTCGTTGCTGTCTGGAACCAGAACCTCTCGCAGTACGAGGCGATCTATGTGCAGCAGCAGGCAAGCGTGCTGAAGGGCACGCTGACCGTTTCCGGCAGCACGGTCACCATGGTAGGTAGCGGCTATAGCGGTGGGGCGGCGGTCCTGCAACCGAACGACGGCGTTCTGCCGCCGAACCCGATCACGATTACGAATCCCGAGGACATCGAGTTGGTTCCCGCGGGCAGCACCCAGCAGCAGACCGGCATCGCCGTGTGGAGCGAAGCCAGCGGAGCGTATGAGCTGGTTAGCGCCTTCCCGCCACCTGCTAAGCTGCTTTCGGCGACGATGCCCTCGGACTGCACCAGCGGCTCATTCACGCTCTCCGGGGCGGCGGTGGTGCAGCCGGACTTCGGCATCCCACCGATCTTCCCGATCACCGTGAACGCCGGCTACAACACGCTCCACGCCGGCGAGCTGGTCTACATCACGGCCGACCACTCGGGGAGCGGCTGGAGCGTGCTCTGCGGCACGGGGGTCGTGCAGCTTGTTGTGACTGGCGTGAACTTCGCCGCGCAGACGGTAACGACGCGATCCATCCAGGGCCACTGGCTCAACGACGGGAGCTGAGCGCCCGGCCGGCTTCCCCTTGCCCCCTTCCGCCCTCCGCCCTGGCATGATCCTTCACCACGTTCGCCGCCTGGTCCGCTCTCTCCGCCGCCACGTCCGCCGCCTAATGAACCCGCGGTCGTTGGGCTTCCAGCGCAGCGGCGGCTGGCGAGCGGTGGAAAAGCGCCAGCTAGCCGAGCATCCCGAGTGCGCGGCCTGCGGGCAGACGCACGGAAACCAGGTCCACCATGTAAAGCCCTTCCACACGCACCCGGCGCTGGAGTTGGCCGTGGAAAACCTGATCACGCTCTGCAAGCGGCACCACCTGGTGTTCGGCCACGCGGATTGCTGGAAGGGGATCAATCCGCACGTGCGGGAGGACTGCCGGATCCACCGGGAGCGCGTGAAGCGGCGAATGAACAGTTGACAGGGAAAAAGTGGACAGTGGAGAGTGGACAATTGGGGACACGGTCCGGGCAAAACGATTCTCACGCCAAGGCGCAAAGGCGCGGAGGGAATGACGAGGCCCTCAGTCGGGAAGCTCGGCCTTAAGGCCCGTCGACTCCTCGCTCTTCTCGTCCTTCCATATCGTTCCGTCGGCAAACTTCACCCGTGAAACCGTCACGTGGATCTTGGCCGCCTGATCGTGCTCGGTCAACTGCCAGGCCATCGTCTCCTCGCCTCCCCGTGCGATCGTCTTCTGCGCGATGCCCGCGAAAACGTGGCTCCGTTTCGACCAGTCGAGGACCTTATCGTCAAAGCGATTCCAGCACTCCACCTTCACCTCCACGGCCACGGCGTCGCTGGCCTTCGGATTTTTAACCGTCAGCCAAACCTCCGGCAGGCCGATCTCGTTGCGCCGCAGCGTGGCGCTCACCAACCGCAGCGGGCATTCGTGCTCCTTCAGCCGGTCCACGGCAGCCGCAGTGATCGGCCTGACCACGACCATCCGCGCCTTCCACACATCCGTCCGCTTCGACAGATCGGGCCGCAGGAGGTAGAACCTGGCCGGCCTTCCCACGGCCAGCGCGTTGACCGCCGCCGAAAAGTCCTTTTGAGTGCCGATCGGCGTCTCGCCGATCTTCGTGATGATATCCAGCCGCCGGAGACCTGCGGCCTGCGCCGGGCTGCCCGCAACCGTATCGAACACCATGACGCCGCTATGTCTCGGCGGTAGAGCGAACTTCTTTTTCTTCAGCAGCGCCAGCACCGCGTCCATCGGCAGCACGCTGGCGCCGATGCCGGCCTGCACCGGCTTTTTCTCGATAGTCGCAGGCGGCGTGGTTTGTGTCCCAGCGGGCGGCTCCGCGAGGCCTGGCCGAGTGCAGCCGAGCACGAGCAACAGCAAGACTGCGATTCTGGTGGACACGCTTTTCCCCCTTCGCGCCTTGGCGCCTTGGCGTGAGATTTCCTTCCGCCGGTCCCTGCTACGAGCAGCAGCGAGCGACGATGTAGCCGGCCACGGTCTGACCGCCGGCGGCCGCGTTCTTCCGCAGCCGGGCCCGCTCGGCGTCGGTCAGGCGCAGGCCGATCGCCGGCCGCTTCCTCTCCCCCGCCGCCTTCGGCGGCCGCCCCATTTTCGTTTTCGCTCTCGGCGTTTTCGCCGCCATCAAAATCCTCCCTGGAAAAAGGCCGCCGCGGCGAGGAATTCGGCTCTGGTCGTGCGGGTCATATTGCAAGTTCCTGGAGTTAGGAGTTAGCAATCGCGGTCGTTGGTCAGCCGATCCGACCAGTCCAGGTATTCCGCCTCGGTTGGCTCGCGCACCTCGCCGTTCGCTCGCACAAGCAGGTTGCGGTCGCTGTATCCGCCCTGAGCCTTGCAGTCGCGCTGATCCTGCCGAGCGCACCGGGCTGCTCCGCGGATCGTCGTGTGATTGTGTCCGCAGCCACCGCGGACGGAACCCACAGTCGTGTACGTCGTCGTCATTTCGTCGCTCCTTTGCCTCCCGCTCCACTCTGCGGGCGAGTTGCTGGCCGCGGCGCTGGCGCGCCGCTCGCCTGTAAACGATGCCAGGTCCTTGCAGACCTCTTCAATGTCGAATCGCCGGCCGCCGCGATGGTCAACGTGCTGGAAGTAACCCGTCCAATCCAGCGCTACCAGTTCGCTCCCGGCCGCATCAGTGGCAGCAACGCTCAATTGGAATGAACCGGCCGAGAAACGCAGGTAGGCCGCCCAATCGCGCCAGGCCTCCAGCTCGTCCAGCGTATAGCGAGCCACGCTGCGATCCTCCAAGTATTGGCCGCAGATGCGCCAGCAGCGCTTTGAGCGAAGCTCGGCGACCAGGCCGTTGCGCCGCCGCTCGCTCGCCTCGTCGCGGAGCCACTGCTCGTTGGCCGCCGCGGTGTTTGCCGCGCCGATTGCGGCCCTGACCGAGCGCCAAGCCAATTCCTGGTCCGCCATGGCGGCCAGCGCGGCACGCTCCCCCGCCGTGGCCGCGGCCAGGTGCTCGTAGGCGGCGGCGAAGGCGTTGGCCGCCGAGAATTGGCAGGTGGCGCCGGGGATGCCGAACTGCCGGCGGAATTCGGCGAAGGCTCGCTTGACCAGCGGCCGCCAGCCGCGCGAATCGCCGTAAGAAACAACCTGAGAGATGGTGAACTGCGACATGATCGTCTCCTTTTTTTGACGGGTCCCGCCCGCAGGCGGTTGCTTCCGCGCGGATCAATCGTCCGCGTCTGCCCCTATTATATCGGGAGTTTCCGTCTAGTCAATAAGTCGGCGCGGGGAATTCCGGAATATTCCAAAATAAAGCCCAGAAGGGGGGAATCGGGGAGATCGAGGCGGGAGATCGAGGCGGGCAGGAATGCCCGCCCTCACGCCGCCTTCCGCCTTTGCGTCTTGGCGCCTTTGCGTGAGATTTTCTTCCGCCCTATCCGCAGCAGCGGGCGACGATGTAGCCGGCCACGGTCTGGCCGGCGGCGCCGGCGTTCTTCCTCAGCCGGAGCCGCTCGGCGTCGGTCAACCGCAGGCTGATCGCCGGCCGCCTCCTCTCCCCCGCCGGCTTCGGGGGCCGCCCCATTTTCGTTTTCGCTCTCGGCGTTTTCGCCGCCATCAAAATCCTCCCTGGAAAAAGGCCGCCGCGGCGGCAGTGTATCCGCTGGGCGGTGACTGGCCGCCCGCCGCCGCGGCGGGGAGTCGCATTACGCCCTCACGCGGTCCCGCGTCTGACCCTCGGGCCGCGGCTGCCGGCCGTGCTCGGCGCACCAGAGGATTCCAGTGAGCCGGGTGTCGTAGGCGATGAATCCCCATCGCCTCTCGAATGCAGCTACCGCGGCGCTGAAACGGGCGGCGGCGCCGTCGCCGCGTTCACCGCGGAGCCGGATGAGTTCCCGGGCCGCGGCGATGCACTCCGGATTGTCTCGGGCCCCGACGAACGCCGCGCGGTCGCCATCCCGCGCCGCCTCGGCCTGCCGATGGTTTTTCTCCGCCTCTCGCCGCGCCCGGGCCCGCGCGATGCTGTCGGCGCGGATTTTGGCGGCGTGCCCCTCCTCCGTAAATCGCGCGTCGGTGTAGCCCAGGACCTCGCGGAAAAAGGCCCGAATGTGTTTGCAATCGAGCCCGCGCCGGGCGGCCGGACAATCGCAGCTCCACACCCGCGGTATCTGCTGGACGAACTCGTCGGCCGGACTGATGCCGCAGCGCATCGCGCTCTCGAATTCGTCGGGGATGGGCTCGGCCGTGAGGTCGTAGACTGCGCCGCTGTCGGAACGGCAGACGTATTCGGTATCGGTGATTCGCTCGAATTTCATGCGGCACCTCCGTTCTCGCCGGCTCGGGCACCCAGGATTATTAGGGCCTCGCTCTGACTGATTTCGTAACCAGACTGCCGACCGGTGAGTTGGTGAAATCTCTCGCGCAGTGCTGCGACGTCCGCAACCATCGGCGTCGTGTCGTATCGGATCGGGAAATGAGCCTCGATGCGGTCCAACAAATTTCGCAGCAGGCTCAGACTGGCGTATCCGCGCGTGCCTCGCTCAATCGCGGCGGCGCGGCATTCGGGAATCTCAGCCAGGGCCGCGTTAACTAGCGGCTCCAACTCGGGCCACGCTGCGTGAATCCGTTGCCTCTGCTGAGCGTTATAGCCCGCCCATGGCTCGGGTTGCGCGGGTTCCCAGACAAACTCGAACATCGCGCTCCAGAGTGCATCAATCGTCCGTGTCGTTATCATCGTTTCCTCCCGGCCGGAGTCACCGGCCAACCTGCGTTTCGGCCCGCCGGCCCGCGCGGATCAATCGTCCGCGTCTGCCCCTATTATATCGGTAGTTTCCGTCTAGTCAATAAGTCGGCGCGGGAAAATCCGAAAAATTCCCAAAATGCTCCTGCGGAGGGGGGAACGAAGAATCGAGGCGGGCAGGAATGCCCGCCCTCACGCCGCCTTCCGCCTCTGCGTCTTGGCGCCTTTGCGCGAGGTCTTCGTCTTCGGCTTCGGCACATAGCGCTTGACGACCGGCCGGCGCTCCCGGCCAAGCCAGCCGAGCCAGACCACGCCGGCGGCCAGGGCGACCGCCCCCGCCCCGGTGCGGCCGGTGAGGAGCCCGAGGCCGCCGCCGATCGTGACCAGCCCGGCGGCGATCCAGCGCGCCGTCTCCCAGTTCGCATTCACGTCGGGCTCCCCGCGCGGCCAACTTGCCTAATTTAACGCCTTTGGGGATTTATCGGCCGCCGGCGGCCCGGGGAACCAGCGGGAGAGGAAAAGCGGCCGCCCAGCGTGGCCGCTGTTGCGTTCCCAGCGGCTTGTGCGATACTGGGGTCCCCGCGGCCTGGCGGCCATTCTGAGCGATTTTGGACGGCCTTCGGACTGTCGATCCGAAGGTTGCGGGTTCGATTCCCGTCGTCCTCGCTCAACAACGAGGCCGCAAGTCGCTGAAAAATAAGGACTTGCGGCCTTGGTCGTTTCTTGCCGACGCCATCCGCCTCCGCCGGAAGAAGCGCCTCAGATAGAATTCTTCCCAGCAGGAGAGAAATCTTGCCCGCAGAAATAGCCTTGGTGACGGGGGCGTCCTCGGGGCTCGGCCGGGAATTGGCGCGGCTGTTCGCCGCCGACCGGTGCAACCTGGTCTTGGTGGCACGCCAGCGAGAGAAGCTCGACGCCCTGGCAACGGAGCTGCGGCAATCGCATGGCGTCGAGGTTCGCGTCCTGGTCGAAGACCTGGCCGATCCCAAGACTCCCCAGGCGATCTTCGACACCCTGGCCGCGGAGGGCGTGGCGGTGGCGGTCCTGGTCAACAATGCCGGCTTCGGCAGCGCCGGGGCGGTCGCCGATCTGCCCGTGGAACGGCAAATGGACATGATCCGCGTGAACGTCGCGGCCCTGACCCACCTGACGCGATTGTTTCTGCCCGGCATGATCCAGCGCCGCTCGGGCGGCGTGCTCAACGTCGCCTCGACGGCCGCCTTTCAGCCCGGCCCCTACGCGGCCGTCTACTATGCGACCAAGGCCTATGTGCTGTCGCTGACCGAGGCCCTGGCGGAGGAACTCCTCGGCAGCGGCGTGCGGGTGACGTGCCTGGCCCCCGGCCCCACGGCGACGGGATTCGCCGCCGCGGCGGACCTCGAGGGCAAGCTCCTCTTCCGGCTGGGGACGATGGACGCCCGGGCCGTCGCCGCGGCGGGTTATCGCGGCTTTCAGCGCGGCCGCGTGTTGGTTGTGCCGGGCGTGAGGAACAAGCTGGGGGCGATGGCGGTTCGTTTCGCGCCGCGGGCGTGGGTGCGGAAGATCGTGAAGCGATTGCAGGTCTAGCGCAAGCTGCGAGGCGGCCTGCCGAACCATGTGGCCAGCGAAGTAGTTGCCCACCTTTCCACCCCTCGGAAACCTCGGCGTTTGCGGTATAATTGGGCAACGGGAGCCGCTTAGGGAACGAGCCGTGACCGACGATGTCCTGTGGTACACGGCGGACGAGAAGGCGGCGCCCCGGAGCGAGAATCCTAGCAGCCTACGCCCGACCCCGGCAAGCCAAATGATTTCACGCAAAGGCGCAAAGGCGCAAGGGGAAGGCCGGCACATGAGCCAACGCTCTCGGTTCTCTGTCGTTGCGCCTCTGCGCCTTTGCGTGAGTCTTTGCCGTCGCTGGCTTCGCGTCACGCCAGATCGCATCGTAACCGGACTGCTGGCCGTCGAGGGAGCCCTGTGGCTGTCCGAGCAGTTTCATTGGTTCCCCTTCAATCAGCATAAGGGCTGGACGGTGCTGATCACGATTGCCAGCGTGGGCGTAGCACTTCTCTTGATGTTCCTCTGGTTCATCGCCGCGCTCGTCTTTCGGCTGCGGTTCCAGTTTAGCATCCTCTCGTTGCTCGTGCTGGCCATCGTTGTCGCCGTCCCGTGCAGTTGGCTGGGGACCGAGATGAAGGCGGCCAATGAGCAGAGGGCGGTAGTGGAGGCGATTGTGAACTTGGGGGGATGGGTGGACTACGACTATCATTGTGATGAGGCGGGGAACGAAATCGACGGGGCGGGACCGCCGCGACCAGTATGGCTACGTAACCTGTTTGGAGACGATCTCTTTGTGAGCGTCGCAAAGGTCGAAGTCCCCAGCAAGCCGGTAGACGACGCCTGGCTGGAAAACCTCAAATCGCTGCCGCAACTCCGATTCTTGAACGCCCTCGACACCCAAGTCACGAATGCCGGCTTGAGTCGCCTCGAAGGATTGACCGAACTGAGGCTCCTGATCCTCTGGCATACCAAGGTCACCGCTGAAGGCGTAAAGAAGCTCCAGAAAGCATTGCCCAAGTGCTCGATTCACATCGAACCGCCAGGACTGGGAGAGCCGATGGGAGTAGGGGGTACACGCTGA